GGTAAAGGAGTCAAGAAAACACTTCTGTGTGAAGTCCACGGTACTCAGCTAGGATTGTTTGATGAAGTAGGATCTATCTACAGCAAACAGGCGCTGCTGCGTTTGAATGCCGACAACACAACTTGGAGCAGGATTCTTCATGACTAAGATGGATGCACCAGAAGCGGGACAGGAATATCTCTTGGTTGGGGGATCCAAAGATAAATGCATTGCCAACGGCAACAGCTGGGCGGAGAGTAAGGTGAAGAAACGTTACCTCGTTCTCGTATCAGATGTCGTTGCTCGTAGGGTCTACGTTGAGGCCTCGTCGGAGAAGGAAGCTCTGGAGGCTGCGGACTACGGTGAGTGGGAGCTGCCTGCAGATGTAGAAAGCGAAGAGGTGGTGGAGCGTCAGGCGGTTGAGGTTCTCGATGTGGAAGAATGATGAATGTGGTTTCTAATTCTCGTACTGTTAATCGTCAGCGTCTCGTTGACAACCGATGCCGATTGGGTAACCTTCGGCGTCGGACTGCTGGCTCTGGCGATGGCAGATGGGCTGATGAACTTTTTTTAAATACAACCAAAAAGTTAGTTGACAAGTTCTCTTATTATGATAAGACAGAAGAAAACAAAACTTTAACAAAGGAGTTACAATGGGGTTAGATATGTACATGTACAGCACTGACAAACGTATAGAAAGTTTGGAAGTGGAAAACAGAGAAAAGAAAGAGGGAGAAGAAGAGCAAGAAAGGGAGTTAGGATATTGGCGAAAGCACAATCGTTTGCATGGTTGGTTTGAGGAAAAGTGGTGTAATCGTCATAGTGATGTTGACACCGATTTCAACTGTGTTCGGTATTACCTTTCTCGTGATGAGTTGCTGAATTTGGAAAAAGATATTAAGGAAGAAAAGTTGCCCGCCACGCAAGGTTTCTTCTTTGGCAATGATAGTTACTCGTATGATGAACATGAGGAGCAGAAAAAATATGACTTGGACATCATTGATAAAGCAAAAAAAGAACTTGAAGCTGGTCGCTTTGTGTACTATTCAAGTTGGTGGTAATTAAGTTTCTCGGTGGCGAGTAGCACTCTCGCCACCGTTCTTGGCTGATGAATTCTCGGATAGCAGAATTCACCAACCAAGCTCGTACGGAAAAAGATAACATCGCTTCGGTTGGAAGCACGGTACGGTCAGCACCAAGGGGAGTTTCCCAAAGCTGACCACAATATGAGTGGTCTTTTGTCAGAGTAGCTCCTGTTTTAGACCACTCGCCCTAATCTCGTTCTTTCTCGTTATCAAACATTTCTTAAAATCTTGGGGGTACTAGGATACCTCGCAACCTCGTTTCGTCAATTCTCGGGCATCTATGGAAGACTTTTTTAAGCAGGCAGCACCCAAAATGGCAGGATTGCAGAAAATCTAAAAAATAAAAATGTAAAAATTTTATCCACAAACCAAGTAAAAAATAATTAAAATTTATTTTTTATAACTATTGTAATTTGTAAAAAAATACTTATCTTATCCAAGATAAGATAAAATAATTTATCTTATTTAACTTAACAAAGAGGAAACAATGACAACAGTAAAACAAAAAAATCTGCCGACAGTAAGTCAAGCAGATAAACGTGTGCTTAATTCATACGTTGCTCAATCTTACTTATACAAAAAGTATAGTAAGTTAAGAACTGATACTAAAGAAATTGTATCGGGAATTTTTGATAGAGCAAAAATCAATATCATAATTCTTGATAACAAATCTTTTGTTCAAAAAATAAATCGTAATCAAAGGCGATTCGATTCCACTTCTTTTATTGAGTATGTAAATAAAAGTGGCGACAGTGAATTAATCGACATGGTTAATAAATTCTATAAGTCAGTTGATACAGTAGAGTTTAAACCATTTAATGCTGATTATGATTTAGCCATGAAAAAAGATTTAGGGGGTTTTGATGTCAAATAAAAACTTACCTTCTTTATTCAGTGCTATGTTAAGTGAAAAAGTTGATAGTAAAAATATCGACTTAAATCGAGTACATAGTTTAATGCAGAATGAAAAATTCAAATCATTAAATTATGAGATACTTTATAAATTCCTTGAGAGTGCTGTTGAGGAATTTATACTTACTAACAATGGCAACCCACTTGCTGATGACTTTAGAAATAGAGTTGTTAATAAAATGGGTGATGTGTTGAACTTGTTACTAACTGGCAAAGTTGCTGATGAGCAAGATAAACATTAAATACACTGATGATATTCCCCCGATTGTTTCGGGGGTGTATCTACTCATTAACTCAAAGAATAATAGAGTTGATTATGTTGGGTGTTCGAGGAATGTGTATCAATGTGTTATGGGTAGTTATCACTTAAACCCCAAGATACATAAGTTAAGAGTATTACAATGCTCATGGAATAACTTGCGGTACTACCAAAAAAGAATAGCCAATATGTTTAGACCTAGATTAAACTCTATTAGATAAATCTATACCGATAGAGGTACCATCGCCGATCTGGAATTAGGATCGGCGATCGGCAACCCCCACCCCCTTTTGCTTGATTTATGGTACCAGCGACGAAGACTTTACAGCCGATTACATACATGTATAGTATGCAAAATAGATATGTCGCACGAATTACTTACAACTGAACAGTTGCGCGATAGAGTCGAAAAATTATATATTGAACACATTAAACTGTGCCAAGATAATTTCTTGTATTTTGTTCAAACTGTTTGGCCAGATTTTATTTGTAGAAAAGAAAAGGACCCAAAGAAATGGGGCCACCATCAACATATTGCCGACGAACTTACTAAAATTTCAAAAGGTTTGAATAAGAGGCTCATTGTTAATATGCCCCCACGTCATACTAAATCTGAATTTGCATCCTATTTATTTCCAGCTTGGTTCATAGGGAAGTTTCCTAAGAAAAAAATTATGCAGGTATCTCACAACGCAGAACTTGCAGGAAGGTTCGGAAGTAAGGTTCGTAACTTAATTGATAGCCCAGAGTATAAACAGATCTTCGGAGATGTTAAACTACGAGAAGATAGTAAGGCAAAAGGCCGATGGGAGACCAATCATGGTGGGGAATATTTTGCAGCGGGTGTAGGCGGTTCTATCACAGGACGAGGGGCGGACTTACTTATTATCGACGATCCACATACCGAACAAGACTCATTATCCGATTCAGCTATGGAGAGAGCGTATGACTGGTACAATTCAGGACCCAGACAACGTTTGCAACCAGGAGGAACCATTGTCGTTGTTATGACCCGTTGGGCTCAAGACGATATTACAGGAAGACTCATCAAAGCACAAAGTGAACCTAAAGCGGATAAATGGAAGTTAATAGAATTTCCTGCCATCTTACAATCAGGTAATCCTGTTTGGCCAGAGTATTGGTCACTCGAAGAACTAGAAGGTGTTAAGGCATCTATCTCACCTAGAAACTGGAATGCACAGTACATGCAGGACCCAGTGGCCGAGGAAGGCGCAATCTTAAAACGTGAATGGTGGCAGCCTTGGAAAGGACAGGTTCCAGATTTAAAACATATTATCCAAAGTTATGATACAGCATTTTCTAAAAAAGAAACTGCAGACTATTCTGCCATTACAACATGGGGGATATTTGAACCTAGTCCAGGGGAGAATGCTTTAATTTTATTAGACGCAGAAAAAGGTCGTTGGGATTTTCCAGAACTAAAAGCAGTCGCTATGGAAGCATATAAGTATTGGGAACCAGAGTCCATTATTGTAGAGGCAAAGGCCACTGGCCAACCGCTCATTCAAGAGATGCGTAGAGCAGGTATTCCTGTAATGGATTTCGTACCTACCCGTGGTAAAGATAAACATTCTAGAGTAAATGCTTGTGCTCCTGTATTTGAGTCAGGTAATGTTTACTATCCTCATGGAGAGCATTTTGCAGAGGAAGTTATTGAAGAATGCGCAGCATTTCCTTATGGTCAGTATGATGATTTTGTAGATAGTACAACACAAGCTGTGTTAAGATATCGTCAAGGTAATTTCGTATCAACTTATATGGATGAACCAGAACCAATGAAAATTGAAGGAGAATATAAATACTATGCCTGATAAAAAGAAAAAGAAATCCGAAATGGAAGAAATGATTGAATCATTTGAAAACGACAGAACTAAAGGTCTTCCACAAGAAGCTTACGAACAAGAGGATCAAACGATTAGTTATGAAGCACCTAAAATGAACATGGGTGGAGAGTGTCGAGGATCCAAAGCTATTAAAGGAAAAAAATTTAGCGGAGTATTCTAATGGTTGAAAAAAGTAAACCAAACATAAAAATTAAACCTATTGCTAACATAAGTTCTTATAAATCTACTCCCGCAAAAAATGTTAGTGTAAAAGGAAAAGCAGGTATGTATGGTTTACAAGGAGAAGCAGATTTAGGTAAAGGCTTTAGTATATCTGGCATGCTAGGAAAACAATTTGATAAAGGTAAAGTTAATTTCCCTGGTGGTTCTGAAAGTTGGAATGCAAAAATTCCTGATGAATGGAATATACAAATTAAATATAGTAAAAAGTTCGGGGAAAAAGCAAAACCTGATTTGTCTAAATTTGTAGATGATAAATCTACAGGCGGTTTAATTAAAGGATATCCTAAGTTAGCTAAGAAAGGTTGGAAGTAATGGCAGATCTAATCAACCCACAAACTTTTATTGAGTCCATCAAGAAAGGTTCCGCAGCTCCTGTAGAACAACAAACAACTGTTGTTACTCCAGTAGAGGATTCGGATCCGTCGGCGGTTGGCGGGTTGATGGCGCTCGGTGCTACCGTGTTAGGAGCAACTGCTCTTGGAAGAAGAATACCTGGTGTACGAAATTATTTTAAAGTTTCCAAAGCACCTCCTAAAATAAATACTTACAGTATCAATAAACCTGTGGAAACAGGAAACCTACCAACGGCCACTGGACAAGCTTCAGAGTTAGTAACGACAGGAAGAGATTTAGTGGTATCGAAATCACGAATGGGAGAAGTACAAGACATTCCATTTTCTTATGGTGCAGGATACAAAGCAACCAATCCACTAGTAGGTTCCCCTGCCTTTGATCGAGTCATGGAAGCTCCTTTTGATAAAGCTCCAGCGAAACAATGGATTAAATGGTTAGATGATGCAAACCGAGGAGACCTACGAGTTACATCAGGACCCTTAGCAGGAGTTTCGCGACAAGTTCAAAGAGAGGAACTGGCAGACCTGAATTTATATTTAAAAGGACCCGATGGTCAGCCTTCAGGCTTTTTGCAATACGCTTTAGATAACAATCTAGAAATAGATCGAGATATGTTATTAACCACCATTAAAAACAGTCCGATTAATAAAATTAAAAAAGTAGTATTAGATATTCCAGGGGCTCCTGAATCCGATATTACTAAACTTCAAACAAGTTTTAGAAATATTATTGAAAAGATACCTGATGAAGGAAAAAGAAGTGCAGCAAAAATTTCTTACCAACAATCTATCGATAATATCTTTGATGAGAATTTTTCAAATTATCAGTTTGGAGGAGCACCTTTTTCTCCTCAAGATATTAATACACTACAACAAAAAGTAATAGATTTATCAAGAAAGGTTCCAGAAGTTTCTAGCGACGCAAGAGAATTTTTACGAAACTTTAATGCAACGGTTGGAGAATATAATTTAAGGGCAACTTCATTGTATCCACCTAACATCTTTAAATCAGGGAATATTACTTGGAATCCAAAAGGGGGAAGAAGTAAACCAGATTATTATCCAAGATATAAAGGATATGGAGAAGGTCAATATAATCTTCTTGGAGGAGAAAATTTTACAGAAAATGTTTATGTATTAGATTCTAAAATTCCTAACACAACCAAAGATGCTTTTAAATACGTAGAAGGTTCTCCACATTATTTTGATAATAAAGAATTAGTGTTTGCACGATTTGATGATTTACCTAATCCTAAATTAGGAGGAGTAAGACATATTAGATTATCAGAAGTTCAATCGGATTTACACTCAAGTGGTAAAGCAAGTAGCCAAGATACAAGAGAAAAATTTTTTAGGAACCGAGTTAATACGTTTAATGCAGATGCTCAGATTCAAGATATGAAAATGAAACGTCAAAAAATTTTAGATCAACTCACTCCGTATACAGAAATTGGACGAGGTGCATTAACACGAAATCAAGAACAAGCTAAGAGTCGATTGATGTATCAATTACAACAACTGGATAAAAATGCCTTAAGCACATTATCTAAAAGAGGAACTATTGAGGATACCACTTATGGTCCTTTAGGTGTAAACATGAATGATTATGTGATTAAAGATTTATTAAGAACGATGGCGGAGAAAAATATTAATGCCATCTCTGTAGTTCCTGCACCTATAAATCAAAACATAAAAGGTTTGTTCAGTTCTGGAAAAATTGGAAATGAAATTAATTATGGATTGATGGATGGTACAAGATTAACTAGAGTAGATGCTAAAGGAGCTCAACTTGGAAGAGGCCAAGAGGGATCCATCATAAAATCTTCTAAACTTTCTGATTTAAATGAATCTTTAAAAAGAATTGCAAAACAGTATGGAGCAAAGTATGAAATTATGCCTATGCCAAAATCTAATCCAAATAAAAGATTTAAATTAATTGAAGAAATAGAAGTGGCTACGGAACAACCAGATAATACAGCTATTCAATTAGGAAGAAAACATTTTAATACAAAAAAAGGGAAAAAATATATTTATGAAAATCATCTTGCAGCTGCGGATGACTTAGAAACTATTAATATGATTAAAGCTCAAACAGAGTCTAGAAATAGCATGAGAGGAAAGCTACAAGTAATTGAACTTAGTCCTGATAGTCCTAAAAATTATGAAATGGTTCCAACTTTAGTTGCTCCCAATGAAGTATTAAAGAAGTTTTTATTGCCTTTTAAAGCTTATATGTATGAGGGTGGTTTTGTAGATAAAACCAACATATTCAAACCAATATTGTAGATTTATTAATCATAATAGTTTACACTATTTCCATATACGTATATAGGAGGAAATCATGTCTAAGAAAAAACTAGGAAAAGCAATTGCAGCAGGTCTTGCAGCTTATGGCGCAAGTAAAATGCTCGGTGCTTCTAATAAAGCTAAACTAGCAGCAGCACAAACTGATACAGCAGATTTTGGATCTCAAATGGAGAACGACACTGTGTTAGCTCAAGGTACAAGAAAAAACTATGAAGCTGGAATTGCAACACAGAAAGCAAAAGAAGCTAATAGTCTTTTAGGTAGAACTAAGAAGTTTTTAAAAGAAGAAGTTTTTACAACGAATCCAAAAACAAAACTTAGAGACGTTTTACCAAGTTTTAAAGGTTCATCTTCAAGTGAAATGTATGGTCTAGAACCAGTAGGAGGAGCCAAAAAAGGTGGAATGATGAAAGCGGCTAAAGGAACTTACGTCACAGCTAAATGTAAGATGGGCAGAAATAAAAAAACTAGAATTGTATAATGGCAATTGAAAAAGATAATCCGATCAACGATGAAGTTGATGTGGAGGAAGAAGTAACTGTTAACTTTGATGAAGAAGGTGCAGACGAAGCACCTGAACAGGATTTTTATGGCAATCTTGCAGAAGAGATTGATGAAAGAGCCCTGCAACAGTTATCTTCTGACTTAATCAACGAATATCAAAAAGACAGAGAATCTAGAAAAGATTGGGAAGATGGCTACGTTAAAGGTTTAGATCTTTTAGGATTTAAATACGTAGAACAAAACAGACCTTTCAGAGGAGCAGCAGGTGTTACTCACCCAATGCTTGCAGAAGCTGTAACACAATTTCAAGCACAAGCTTACAAAGAATTATTACCCAGTGATGGTCCTGTACGAACTCAAATCATGGGTGCAAAAAATCAAGCCGTAGAATTACAAGCACAACGAGTTAAAGATTTTATGAATTTTATGATCATGGATCGTATGGAAGAATATACTCCAGAGTTTGATCAAATGTTATTTTATTTACCACTTGCAGGATCTACATTTAAAAAAGTTTATTATGATGCAATGTTAGAAAGAGCAGTTTCTAAATTTGTTCCTGCGGAAGATTTAGTGGTTCCTTACTATGCAACGGATTTAAAAGAAGCATCAAGAATTACTCACGTATTAAAACAATCAGAAAATGATTTATTAAAAAAGATGGCCTCAGGATTCTACAGAGAAGTAGATTTAATGAAGCCAGCAGAAAAAGATAATAAGATTCAAGACAAATATAACGAGATTGATGGAGTTAAAAAAGTAGAATCTACCGACATGCTTTATAATGTTTTAGAAATGCATGTTGATTTAGATTTATCGGACTACATAGCAGAGAACGAAGAAGATAGTTTAGGAATTAAAATACCATACATTGTAACTATTGAAGAATCTTCCAGAGAAGTTTTAGCTATTAGAAGAAATTACAAAGAAGGTGATCCTAAATTTGTTAAACAAGATTATTTTGTACACTTTAAATTTTTACCAGGATTAGGTTTTTATGGATTTGGTTTAATTCACATGATCGGTGGCCTGTCACGAACAGCAACGGCTGCGTTAAGACAGCTACTCGATGCAGGTACATTATCCAATTTACCTGCTGGATTTAAGTCTAGAGGGATGAGAGTTAGAGATGATGATCAACCCATTCAACCTGGAGAGTTTAGAGACGTCGATGCACCTGGTGGAAACATCAGAGATCAGTTTCAATTGCTTCCATTTAAGGAACCAAGTGCAACTTTATTTAATCTTTTAGGATTTTGTGTTTCTGCAGGACAAAGATTTGCAGCAATTGCTGATCAACAAGTCGGTGAAGGCAATCAAATGGCAGCTGTAGGCACTACGGTTGCTCTTTTAGAGCGTGGAAGTCGTGTGATGAGTGCAATTCACAAGCGTTGTTACTATGCAATGCGTCAAGAATTTAAACTTTTAGCAAAAGTTATTGCTGATTACCTGCCACCTGAGTATCCATACGCAGTTTATGGCGCAGATCAGATGATAAAACAGATGGATTTTGACGATCGAGTCGATGTTTTACCTGTTGCAGACCCAAATATCTTCTCAATGGCACAAAGAGTGACTCTTGCACAGACACAATTGCAAATTGCACAGTCAAATCCTCAAATTCACAACATACATGAGGCTTATCGACGTGTTTATGAGTCATTAGGGACTAAACAAATACCAGATTTACTAAAACCAGAGCCAGTTCCGACTCCAAAAGACCCTGCAATTGAAAATGCAGAGGCTTTACAGATGCAAATTCCTCAAGCTTACCCAGATCAAGACCATGATGCGCATATTGCAGCGCATTCTGCGTTTATTAGAACAAGAATGGTACAAATTAACCCTCCAGTGTATGCTTTGTTACAAGGACATATCTCTCAACACGTGTCTTTTAAAGCACAAATGGAAGTTCAGCAGATGATGCAACAAAACCCTGAAATGCAGCAGATGATGCAACAAAATCCTCAAGCAGTTCAACAATTATTTAATTCAGAAGTAGCTAAAAGAGTTGCACAAATCACTTCTGAGCTTGCGCAAGCTGAAATGATGGGTGATCAACAACAAAAACAAGATCCTTTGATTATGTTAAAGCAAAGAGAGCTTGATTTAAGAGCTATGGATATGCAAAGAAAAGCTCAAGAGGCTGCAGAGAAGATGGAGTTGAATTCTGATCAATTTGATGAGAAACTAGACTTTGAGAGATTAAAATTAGAAACTCAAGACGATCAATCGGATGAAAGATTGAAAGTTGCGAGAGAAAAAATGGAGAAACAAAATGTCGGGAAAAAAACTGGGCCTAGAGGGTAAGTATAAAAATTTTTACAAATCAATTGGAACTCTTCCAGCAGCGTCTGGAAATAAAAATACACTTTCAATCAATCCTATGCAAGATGATTTTAATAAAAGCATGGGTATGGGAACTACAGGTGCTTTTTTAACGAGAAGAGCTATATTAGGAGCAGGATCAAAAAACGCTTCCTCTCTTTTAGAAAAAGCAGGAAAATCTTCTGTAAAAGAAACATTTAAAAAAGCTAATATTATGGGTGCCACAGGTTATGCTGGATATGAAATAGGAAAAAATGATGGTTTAAATAAATTAGCAAAAACAACAAAAGAATTTATTGAAAAATCAAAAACCATGGGAAAAAAATATGGCGGTAAAGTTATGAAAAAAATGTTAATCGGTGGTCAAGCTAAAATTGATGCTAACAAAGATGGAAAAATTACTGGAGAAGATTTTAAAATGTTACAAGCAAAGAAAAAAGGAATGAAAGTAAAAAAAGCCAACCTTGGATTACTAATGGCTAATAAAAAAATTGCTGGAGCAGGGTTACTTGGTCTAGGTATGTTAGCTAAGAAAAAAGGAATGTTTAGTAAAGGTGGAGAAAGTAAAATTAAAAAAGTAATGGGTGAGTATAAAAAAGGCGAACTCAATATTGGTAAGTCTAAGAAAAAAGTTAAAAATAGAAAACAAGCAATTGCTATTGCGCTTTCTGAAGCGAGAAAGAAGCAAAAAAGTGGCAAACGAAAAGCATAAAATTTCTGGCAAAAGATCAGGGCCTCCTCCCCTAAGAGGCCCTAACCCTCAAGGAATAGATCCAACTCAAAAAGCATTTATAGATAAATCTTATACAGAAAAAGAAGTTCTTACACTGCATGATTTTAAAACAAATCGACAGCTTTCAGGAGAAAAAGATATTCAAATTTACAGAACACCTGAAATTATGTTAAAGAATAAAAGTAAAAAAACTATACGAACACAAGATTTAAATAAAGGTGGATGTCCTTATAGAGACAGTTCATTAAAAAATATGTATCCTGGTAATAATGGAATTCAAATTAAAGGATTTAAATTTACAGGAGTTAAATAATGTTTCCGTGGGGTTTATTAGGACAAGGACTTAAAGCAGGTCTAGATATTTACAAAAATAAGAAAAAATCAGAAGTAGCTATGTCTGAAGCTGCATTATTACATGCAGAAAAGATGAAGCGTGGAGAAATTGAATACACGGGTAAAGTTTTTGAAAATCAGAAAAACGATTGGAAGGACGAATTCGTACTTTTGACAATTTCATCACCTCTGTTTTTATTAGCGTATTCTGTATTTGCAGAAGACGAAAAGATGCAACAAAAAATCGATCTTTATTTTCAAAAATTACAAGAAATGCCTTGGTGGATTGTTGGCCTTTGGGTTTCAGTTGTGGCTGCCATATATGGACTTAAAGCAACTGACGTAATAAACATGAATAAACAAAAATGAGACTTTTCTGGACAATAGCTGATAAATTTGCTACGTGGTTATCTAACAAATGTTGGCAAAAATTATATAGACGTAGGAAATATTGTACATGCAAGAAGAAATCGTAGAAGGTTATTCTACCGTAAAAAAAGTAGCTAATAAAAGAATTGAAACGCTCAAAGACACTCTAGTGTACTCCGTTGACAATGTGGAGCAACTTCACTATATTAGAGGACAAATCAAATCCCTAGAGGATTTGCTTCAGGATCTTAAAGACCTGCAGCTTAAACAGGAGCGATTAAATGACGGAGAACTTAGAGGCTTCGAAAGAAGTACCTAATAAAACAGAAGCGTTACTAGACGCTTACAAAGAAAGAGAAAAAGTCCAAACTTTTCTAGATGCAAAATCTGTATCAGAAAACAAATCACTTTTAGATAGACTTCCAGATCCAACAGGATGGAGACTTTTGGTATTGCCTTACGCAGGACCAAAGAAAACTAAAGGTGGGATTATTCTTACCGATACAACCAGCGAAACAATACAGATGACAACCGTATGTGCATATGTATTAAAAGTTGGGGATCTTGCCTACAAAGACAAAGAAAAATTTCCAGATGGACCATGGTGTCAAAAAGGAGATTGGGTAATCTTTGGAAGATATGCAGGTTCAAGATTTAAAATAGATGGTGGAGAAGTTCGTATTCTTAACGATGATGAAATCATTGCTAAGATAGAAAACCCAGAGGATATTCATCACCAGTATTAAACACATACGCAAAAAACAGGAGCTATAAATGTTAGAAGAAAACAAATCACCAGAAGTGGAATTAGACACAGATGGTATTCAAGAACAATCTGTTGAGGTAGAAAACACAACAGAAGAATCAAAAGAACCTCAATTACCAAGAGAGGAAGTAGATTTAGGTTATACTGAATCTAAACCTCAAGGCATTGAAAAAATTTCCGTTGAGGAAACAGAAGACAAGAAAGAAGAAGTTAAGGATGACTTAGGTTCTATTTCTGAATCTGTACAAAAAAGAATCAATAAATTAACTTTTAAAGTTAGAGAACATGAAAGAAGAGAAAAAGCAGCTTTAGATTATGCTAAGTCTCTTAAAAAACAACTTGAAGATACAAGTTCTAGGTTTTCTAAAACAAGTAAAAGTTATGTTGAGCAATACTCGGCTAGAGTTGCTGCAGAACAAGAGAAAGCAAAGGTTGCTTTAAGAGATGCCATTGCAGAACAAGATGCAGATAAAATAGCTGATGCAAATTCTTTAATCGCTAAGTTAGCAGTAGAGGCTGAAAAAGCTAAAATGACTGCTGAACAAGAAGATGAAAAAGAAAATACTCGACAAAAACAAGTTTCTCAGGAACCTACTCAAGCACCTCAGAATCCAACCTATCCAGAACCATCTGTCAGAGCGAAATCTTGGGCAGAGAAAAACGAATGGTTTGGAGCGGATAAAATAATGACAAGTGCTGCATTCCAAGTACATCAAGACCTCGTGGACCAAGGGTTTGACGCGGAAAGCGATGAGTACTATAATGAGATAGACAAAGTTATGAGAGAAAATTTCCCTCATAAATTTGGCAAGAAACAGGAGCTACAGAAACCCGTCCAAACTGTCGCATCTGCACAAAGAAACCAAAGCGGACGCCGATCAGTGAAACTCACTCGTTCACAAATAGCTATCGCTAAAAAATTAGGAGTGCCACTAGAGGAATACGCAAAATACGTGAAGGAGAATGCATAAAATGGATAATATAAAAAGAACCTCACGCGAGTCAGAGAGTAGAAAATTAAATATGAAAAAAACTACTTGGACTCCACCGTCCAGTTTGGATGCCCCACCTGCGCCACAAGGATACGCGCATAGATGGATTAGAACATCTGTAACAGGTTTTGAGGATACGGCAAACGTAACAAAGAAACTTAGAGAAGGATGGGATTTCGTCAGAGCTGATGAAATCATGTCTAACCCCGATCTAGCGAAGTACCCTGTAATTAAATCAGGTGAATACGAAGGATGCATCGGAATTGGAGGCCTTGTGCTGGCAAGGATACCCGAAGAGATATTGAAGTCACGCGCTGAGTATTTTAGAAAACTTACTCAAGATCAAATAACCGCGGTTGATAACGATCTAATGAAGGAGCAGCGACCAGAGATGCCAATCAATATTGAGAGGCAATCTCGTGTGACCTTTGGCGGTAATTCGAAAAAATAATTTTTTGACGATAACTACCCAAGGCGGCTAAAATAAAAACTAAATAGGAGAAAAACAATATGGCAAATGTCGTAGAAAAGTTTGGTCTAAGACCATACAGAAAACTAGACGGTACACCATTAGTTGGAGCTCAAAACAGATACACAATTGCTAGTTCATATGCTACTGCGATCTTCCAAGGAGACTTGGTTATTCCAGTAACAGGCGGAAATGTCGAAAGATATCCTGGTAATACAAGTGATGCTGTAGTGGGCGTGTTCAACGGTTGTTTCTATACAGATCCTACTACTCAAAAGCCGACCTATAAAAACTACTACCCAGGTTCAGTTGCAGCGAGCGATATTACAGCGTTCGTAGTTGATGATCCTGACGCAGTATTTTTAGTGGACGCTGATGCGACTTTCGCAAGAGCAGATCTGTTTCAGAACTACTCGTTGACAACAGTTAGTGGAAACACAAAAACAGGAATATCTTTACAGCAATTAGATGTAAGTGTTTCTGGAACTGATACTACTTATGTAGTACAAGCGATTGATATTTCGCAAGATCCAGATAACTCAGACGTATCTTCTGCTAACGCAAATATTCTTGTTAGAATCAACAATCACTTCTATAGAAGTGGTGCAGGCATATAATAGGAGAATAAATTATGGCTATTTCACGATCACAGCTAGTTAAAGAACTAGAGCCAGGATTGAATGCACTATTCGGCCTGGAATATAACAGATACGAAAATCAGCATGCGGAAATTTTCCCAGCTGAAACATCTGACAGAGCTTTTGAAGAAGAAGTAATGTTAGCTGGTTTCGGTTCTGCACCAACTAAACAAGAAGGTGCGGGCGTTGTGTTCGATCAAGCAACTGAAACTTTCACTGCTAGATACACACACGAAACTATCGCTTTAGCATTCTCAATTACTGAAGAAGCTATCGAAGATAATCTGTATGACAGACTTGCAGCTAGATATACTAGAGCATTAGCAAGATCTATGTCTAACACAAAACAAGTCAAAGCTGCGGCTGTATTAAACAACGCGCAAGTTACTACTGCAATCGGTGGTGACGGTGTGTCTTTAATCAACAGTGCGCATCCATTAGCAACAGGCGGTACGTTCTCAAACGTATTAGCAACTGCTGCTGACTTGAACGAAACATCACTAGAGCAGTCGTTAATCGATATTGCTGGTTTTGTTGACGAAAGAGGATTAAAAATCGCTCTTCAAGGTAAAAAAATGATAATTCCAAAAGAATTACAATTTACTGCAGAGAGATTGATGAAATCACCTCAAAGAGTCGGCACAGCTGACAATGACATTAATGCATTGGTGAACATGGGAATGATTCCTGAAGGTTACAGAGTGAACAACTTCTTAACTGACACTGATTCATTCTTTATCCTTACAGATGCTCCTAACGGATTCAAGCATTTCGTAAGATCACCGATCAAAACTGCTATGGAAGGTGACTTCGATACAGGTAACGTAAGATTCAAAGCTAGAGAAAGATACTCTTTTGGATTCTCTGATCCAAGATGTGTATTTGGTAACGGAAACTTACCAACTAGTTAATCTTATTGATTAATGATCAATTTAAAGGGCGGTCTTTATGGCCGCCCTTTTTTTGTGTATAATAGAAATACTGAACATAACTAATATTTGACACAGACTGAGTTCAGCAGACGGCCTAGAGACTGTGTTAAATAAACTAGGAGAATATACTTATGGCAAACACAACTTTTTCAGGTCCAATTAAAGCTGGAAATATTTTTAACACAACTGGAACTACAGTAGGAACAAATGTTTCTAACGTTGGTTCAGTAGTAATGGCACAATCAAAAGTAATTGATATTATAGGTGCAGCAGCTAACGATCAGGTAATAGCTACCATACCAGCTAATTCACAAATCGTAGATGTAATTTTAAACGTAACTACAGTTAACAACGACACTGGAACAGCAACTGTTTCTGTGGGAACAGCTGGAGATGCGGATGCTTTTTTAGCAGCGGTAAACGTTAAAGCACTGGGTACAACTAGAGGAACTTTAGATACTGAAGCAACTGATGTTGGAGCAACTGATATTCAGGTATTAGCTGATTTCACTCCACAGAATGGTGATGGATCAACAGGTGCTGCTACAGTTACTGTTTTGTATATACAAAATAATAACTTAAGCTAATAATTAAAAATTAGTGGCTCCTTCGGGAGCCACAAAGTAAGGAGTTAAAATGAGTTATAAAAGTGATATACAAGCAACAAGATCAACCGCTGCTGCTGGAGCAACTGCCGTTATTGCACCTCCAGTTAGGCTTAGAGCTATTTCTGTTGCTTCCGATAATGTTGGAGCAGGTGTTTTAGAATTAACCACAACATCTAATACAGGAACAACTCTTTTAGTTGTAGATGTTCCACAAGGAGATGTTTACACATTAAATTTACCTGAAGATGGAATTGTTTTCCCAGCAGGAATTTTTTGTAAAACTAAAACTAATGTTGCAGCATACACATTGTTTACTGATGTATACAATGCGCCTAGACTAACAGGTCAGAATGGATAGTTACTACGCGGATATCTTAGGATTCAAAAAAGGAGGCATGCCTCCTCGAAGTAAAAAATACTATCGCTCCACTAAAAGTGGAGCGGGTATGACACAAGCGGGTGTCATGGCTTACAGAAGAAAAAACCCTGGAAGTAAATTAAAAACTGCAGTTACAGAAGACAAACCAGGACCAAAACGTGCAGCAAGAAGAAAATCTTATTGTGCAAGGAGTGCTGGTCAAATGAAAATGCACAATGTTAATTGTAGTAAAACTCCAGATAAAAGAATTTGTGCTGCAAGGAGAAGGTGGAAATGTTAAATGGCAACTTATCTCAATGCAAATACACCGACAATTTATTGTCAAATAAGAAAGGAATATCTTTATGATTTTAAAAAACATCATGGAGAAAGCGAAGACGCAGTTATCTTCGGTCTTGCATCGATACCAGGACGTGCAGTCTTATTTCACGCGATGCTCCCTAACGGTGCGGTCTACTATCGCCTGCCTATCTCAGCTTTTTTCCAAAAACATTTACAAAGAGCCGAAGTGCCCGATATGTCGCTTGACTCCTTGGAACTGTGGGATTGCTTTAGTTATTATCCTAGTGTCCATCAGTTTGATTTTTTAAACGGAATCAAAGGTAAATATCTTGGAAAAGATAAAAAATTTTATCATGGATCGTATTTATTTACGATTGATTGGGCGCATCCAGATAATAATATTCTTAATACAGAACATAGTGAAATCCCTCAAGAACATAAGTGTGGCCATGTTATCCAACTTGATAACGGGAATTTTGCTATTCAGCCTAATAATCGCATTCTTTGGCATGCTTCTAATTATACTGTTAAAAACAATTGGCCTGACTATCATGTCCAAACTACCGAGTGGTCGGTAGAAGATTCTGATTTCCAAGTAGAAGATACGGATAATATGTTTTATAATGTGGAAGAAATAAAAAAGGAGGATGTATGATAAATAGATTTACTCATTTATTTAAAAACAGAAATAAAGAACAATCATTACTTTCTAAAGCTAAAGCATTATTTAGTGCGAGACATGAAGTAGATATTAATGCAAATGGTACTTCAGGATATGTTGTTAAACATGGTTCTAACAAAGGAAAAGTATTAGCACACAAAGTAACTAAATCAACTAGTAATTGGTAAACGATGAAGATTAGTGATTCAACATCTGTGGCACTGCCACTACGTAATCTTATTGCCATTATTGGAGCTGTAGGTGCTGGAATATGGTTTGCGTTTGGTGTTATTGAAAGACTTAATCAATTAGAGACTAAAAATAAACTATTTGAAAATGATTTACTGGAGGCTTCTGTTCAAAAACCTATTGATCAAGAACAGTTTATGCTTATTGAATATCTAACAAAACAATTAGAAAAACAACAAAAGATATTAGAAGAAAATTTACACACTAATGTTATGTTAGAAATGCATGAAAAAGAAATAGAAAAACTCAAAAAAGATGTTGAGAGATTAAAGGATGCAACACGTGATATTAAATTTGCAAATGGAAATGGTAAACATTAATGATCGAAATGATTGTAGCTTTATGTTTATTTTTGAATGACAAGATGATAGAACATTCATATAAAGAATCGCTATCAGAGTGTCTAGAGACGAAAAGAAAAATAGAACGACATAATGATAGTGGTAATTCTCATGTCAAATGCGCTGTCGTGAAAGCAAAAGTATATGTGGACCAACATGGGATTAAACGAATAGAAAAGATTGAGGGACATTAATGAAAATAAAACCAAAATATACTATTCTAGTTTTATGGATCATTATTATTTTTTGTTTTTTAATGGCAACAAGCTGTACAAATAAAGAAAAATATCCTAATAAATTAAACACTATAGCGGAAGCTTTATCTAAAATAAAAAAATGAAACGTTGTATTTATTGGGTATATAAAGGTTTCTGTCTCTTGTTAAAAGATTGCAAATGTAATAAGATTGATAAAAATTCAAATGAAACAATAGATAATTGTAATCCTTTTAGATATACATCATGAAACTTTCAGCTAATTTTAATTTATCCGAATTAACTAAATCACAAACAGCCGAAAGAAGAGGAATTTCAAACAACCCTTCTCCAGGTCAAATTGATAATTTAAAAGAATTATGCATGAATGTATTACAACCTATACGTTCTAATTTTGATAAACCAGTTATTGTTTCTTCTGGATATAGATCTGCAGAATTATGCATAGCCATTGGAAGCAGTATTGATTCACAGCATACCGAGGGAAAAGCCGCAGATATAGAAGTGCCAGGAGTTGATAATAAAGAACTTGCTGAATGGATTAGACACAACCTAGAATACGATCAATTAATATTAGAGTTCTATAAAGACGGAGAACCAGATTCAGGTTGGGTGCATATATCTTACAATGGAAATGAAAATAGAAAACAGAATTTATTGGCTTATAAAGACGAAAACAAAAAAACGAGGTATAAACCATGGTAATGGGAAGATCACAAATGACCAAACAAGTGGAGGGACAACTCCGTGGGGCTAGAAAACAAAAAGCTAAAAAACCTAAAAAATCCAATCGCAAAAGACGTAAGGTCTAGAAAATACAGGCCTCAAGTGGTACAATCTAAGAAGTTGTACAACCGCCAAAAGGAGAGAAATGACACTCTCAAAGCGGCCGCTACAGAGGAGTAAAATATGACCAAGTTATGTGCACGTGGCAAAGCTGCGGCAAAACGAAAATTTAAGGTATATCCAAGTGCCTATGCAAACGCTTATGCGTCTAAAATATGCGCTGGTAAAATAAAAGATCCATCTGGAGTAAAAAGAAAAGACTGGGGACCAAAGAAAGCTTCTAAAGGAACCATTATGGATCATGCTAAAATGCATAGACCAAAAATGGAAACTGAAACTTCTTCAGAGTATTCAAAGCGAACAGAATACAATGGTTCATATATTAAATCAGAAATAGGTGACGGAGAATACGTTTCTAATAAAAGTTACGAAGATTATTATAAAGGAATGATTTAATGGCTGGAAGACTTATTTTAGATATGGCTAAAAAAGCTTTCCCTGGTGCTTCTAAAAAAGTTCAAAGCACTTTTAAAAAACTTTATGATGAGATGAGTGTAAACATGTCAAAGGACTCTGCTTTTGAACAAGCTAAAAAAGAAACAAGAGAGATTCATAAAGACATTTATAAAAAAAGTATGGGTGGCTTTATGAGTAAGAATGATTACTATAAGGATATTTTGTAATGAGTAAAAGAGGTACATGTTGGGAAGGTTATGTTCAAAAAGGAATGAAAAAGAAAGGAAACAAAATGGTTCCTAATTGTGTTCCTGCTACTGGTATGAAAAGTGGAGGACTAACTAAATGGTTTCAAGAAAAATGGGTTGATATATCAGCTCCTAAAAAAGGTGGAGGTTATAAAGAATGTGGAAGAAAATCAGCAACTGGATCAAAAAGAAGTTACCCAAAATGTGTTCCTGCCGCAAAAGCTGCACGTATGACAAAAGCACAAAAGCGTTCTGCTGTTGCAAGAAAAAGAGCTGCAGGGAATGTAGGTCCTAAACCTACTAATGTATCAACCTTTGCAAAAAAATCAGAAGGTGGAATGATGAATTATTATAAAGGATTAATTTAATGGCAACATCAGGAACTACATCATTTAATTTAACCATTGAAGAAGTTATTGATGAAGCATTTAACAGATGCGGATTAAGACCTAATTCAGGGAATGATTTAAAACGAGCTAGAAGAAATCTTAATATATTATTTTCTGAATGGGGAAATAGAGGAGTTCATCTTTGGAAAATAGAATTAGATGAAGTAGCTTTAGTATCAGGACAAGCTGAGTACACAGTGGCGAGTGATGTTTCCGATGTGTTAGAAGCATTTGTTTCATCTACAGGCGGAGGAAGTGATACGATAAATACTCAAGATGTATCTTTAACTAAAATAGATAGATCTGCTTATGCTGCTCTTCCTAATAAACTTTCTGTTGGCCAACCGTCACAATATTATGTTTCTAGATTAACCACTCCTAAAATTTATTTATATCAGGCACCTGATTTAAATACGTACACTTATTTAAAATATTATGTGGTTAAAAGAATTGAAGATGCTGGAGCTTATTCTAATAATCCAGATGCAGTTTATAGATTTTTACCTTGTATGGTAGCAGGGCTAGCTTATTATTTATCTTTTCAATATGCAATTGACCGATCTCAAATGTTAAAATTAGCATATGAAGATGAAATGAAAAGAGCGTTAGATGAAGATGGATCAAGAACATCTTTGTATATTTCGCCACAAACTTATTTTGGAGATGGTGTATAATGGCTTGGGCTAGAGGAAAAAGATCTATGGCAATATCTGATCGTTCAGGTCAGGCATTTCCCTATGTAGAAATGGTTAGAGAATGGAATGGTTCACTTGTTCATATATCTGAATATGAATCTAAACATCCTCAAATTAGACGTAAAAAAGTAACTGCGGATGCTATTGCTTTACAAAATTCAAGAGCACAAGATTTTAATATTAATTCTGGTGGTAAAAACTTTACAACCGTAAGTTTAACGTTACCAGGGGATTTTGCTTTTGAATCGAATGGCATGCAACCTGATGATGGATCAGAACAAAATAGAAGAAGAAATATAAACTCCCTAGCGGGTCAAGTAACAGTGGTAATATCATAATGGCTATAACTTACGCAAATTTTTTAACTCAAGTTAGAAATTACACAGAAGTAGATTCTAATGTTTTATCAGATAGTTTATTAGATCAATTTATTAGAATTATTGAACTCGATGTTGCTAATAAAGTGGATTATGATGATTTAAGAAAATATGCGACGGCTAATTTTGTAACAGGTCAAAGATATATTAATAGACCAGGAGATGAAATTATAATCAGATCAGTTCAAGTTATTGATGGATCTGGAAACAGAACGTTTTTAGAAAAAAGAGATACGAGTTTTATTTCAGAATACAATAATAATGGCTCTACAGGATTGCCACTTTATTATGCAAACTGGAATGAAAATACATTTTTAGTTGCACCTACTCCTGATCAGGCTTATCAAGTGCAATTAAATTACATCATTGATCCACCTCATTTTACGTCAACTAATAATACTTATTTGGCACAATATCAGGAATCAATGTTATTACATGGGGTTTTAACAGAGGCTTTTTCATATCTAAAAGGCCCTGCAGATATGTACAATCTCTATAAAACAAAGTATGATGAGGAAGTACAACTTTTTGCTTTACAGCAAATGGGAAGACGAAGAAGAGATGAATATTCAGATGGAGTGCCTAGGATTAAAGTGCCTAGTCCATCTCCATAAACTATTAAATAAGGAGCTACAAAATGGCAATTACAACAAACGCAATATGCAATACTTTTAAAGAAGAAATTCTGGAAGGCGTGCATGATTTTACACCTTCAACAGGTAACACTTTTAAACTAGCATTATACGATAACACTGCATCTATTGGTGCAGACACTACTTCATACGCAGTTGGTATCACAGGACAAGTTGGTGATACTGGTCAGTATGTTGCAGGTGGCGGAACATTAGTTAATGCTTTAGTATCAGTTAACGGAACAACAGCTTTTGTTGATTTTGATGACTTATCCTTTACTGGAGTTACTTTAACTGCAAGAGGTGCATTAATTTATAATGACACAGCAACTGGTGATCCATCAGTCGCAGTTTTAGATTTTGGAGGAGATAAAACAGCAACAGCAGGAACTTTTACAATTCAGTTCCCTGATGCAAACGATACACAAGCGATTATAAGAATATCGTAAGGAGGATTAAACAATGGCTTTGGTAGTAAATGATAGAGTAAAAGAAACTTCGGCTACAACAGGCACGGGTACATTTACCCTAGATGGTGCAGTATCTGGTTTTGAAACTTTTTCATCTGCGATTGGAAATACAAACGAAACTTATTATGCAATCGTTAATAGTAACGGTGAATTTGAAGTTGGTTTAGGAACAGTTGGTGCAGGTACTTTATCAAGAGATACAATTATTTCTTCATCTAACAGTGATTCTCCAGTAGTATTTACTGGAGGAACTAAAAATGTATTTTGTACCCTTCCAGCATCCAAAGCCGTTATCCTTGATTCAAGTGGAAACATTGTTGCAAACAATGGATCTAACTTAACAAATTTAAATGCTACAAATTTAGCTTCAGGCACGGTACCTGACGCAAGATTTCCAGCTACTTTACCAGCAATCAGCGGTGCTAATTTAACAAATTTAAATGCAAGTAACCTTGCAAGTGGAACCGTAGATAATGCAAGACTAGACGCAGACCTTGCTGCAATTGGAGGATTAACTTCAGCAGCAGATAAAGGTATTCAATTTACAGGGTCAGGAACTGCAGGAACTTTTGATTTAACAACTGCAGGTAAAGCATTATTAGATGATGCAGATGCTGCAGCCCAAAGAACGACTTTAGGATTAGGATCTCTTGCAACTTTAAATACTGCTGCTTTAGGAACTAATACAACAGGAGATTATGTACAAAATTTAACT